GAAAAAGAGTTTGGAATGACACCGGGGGCACGCGCGCGCATGGCTATAAGGGCGCCGGATAAACCAAAAGATAAAGAGGACGATCTGGATGGTTCGATTGAGTAATGGGAAAAAGAATCGACCAGTGGAAGAAAACGCGGCGGCTTTATCGGTTCGACAGGAGAGCGGCAAACCGCGTCGTTAATTATTTTCACAAGCGATTAGTTCACATTGAAGGCGAACTCGCCGGAAAGCCTCTAAGGCTTGAACGTTGGCAACGGAAACTTTTACGGCGATTGTTTGGTTGGGTGAAACGAAGCGACGGAACGAGGAGGTTTCGAACGCTTTACTTGGAGGTTCCCCGCAAGAACGGCAAGAGCACGATATGCAGCGGCTTGGCGTTGTACCTCATGCATGAGGACAACGAACCGGGGGCGCGTGTTGTAGCGGCGGCGGCAGACCGAGAGCAAGCCGCTATTGTGTTCGATGTTGCAAAGCGAATGGTGGAGGCGGCGCCGAAACTAAACGATAAGCTTATATGTTTCAAGCGCGCCATCGTCGATCATGCGAGCGCGTCTAACTTCCTTGTTCTATCAGCGGAAGCGAAAACAAAACACGGAAAGAACCTCCACGGAATTGTTCTCGACGAAGTACACGCGCAATCAAACCGAGAACTTTACGATGTTCTTCACACGTCACAGAGCGCGCGGCGGCAACCAATGGAGGTTCTTATCACCACGGCGGGCTTTGATAGGAACTCAATTTGTTGGGAGCTTCACGAGTACACGGAAAAAGTAAACCAAGGAATTATTGAAGACGATTCCTTTCTTGGCGTTATCTATGCAGCGGGGCCGGAGGACGATTGGAGAAAACCAGAAACGTGGTTTAAGGCGAATCCGAATCTTGGCGTGTCGAAAAAATTAGAGTACATGCAAAAGGAATGTGAGCGTGCGAAGAAAACCCCGGGCTATGAAAACACGTTCAAGAGGTTAGATTTAAATATCTGGACTGAACAGGATTCGAGGTGGCTTGCAATTGATGTTTGGGATGAAACCGCGAAACTAAAGTTTACGGCGGAGGAACTAGAGGGCCGAGAGTGTTACGCGGGCCTTGACCTTGCGAGCACTCAGGACATTACGGCTTTTGTGTTGGCGTTCCCCTACCCTAACGGTGTGGTTCGGGTGTTGCCGTTTTATTGGGTTCCAAAAGACACGGCGGTGGAGCGTGCAAAGGCGCATCGAGTCCCGTACCCGGAATGGATACGCGACGGGTTTATTATGGGGACGCAGGGGAACCGGGTAGATTACGACGCTATCCGGCTAAAAATCTTAGAGCTTTGCGGGCAATTTAACGTTAAAGAAGTGGCGTATGACCGTTGGAACGCCACGCAGTTAGCGGGGCAACTGGAGCAGGACGGCCTCGAACTTATCCCCATAGGTATGGGATTTAAGCAAATGACGGCGCCGTCTAAAGAACTCGAGCGGCTTGTGGCGGAAGGAAAACTTCACCACGGCGGCGAGCCTGTTTTAAGGTGGATGGCTAAGAATGTGGCAATAGAGCAAAATGCAGATGGAGAGATAAGGCCGAGCAAAAAAAAGAGCAATGAAAAAATAGACGGTATAGTGGCGTTGATTATGGCGCTAGACCGTTTAAGCAGGGCGGCGGGCGATTCGGGTTCGGCTTATGAAGAGCGCGGTATAATTTCGGTGTGAAATAAATGGGAATTCTCAACTTTTTCAAGCGAGCCAAGAAAGAAGAGGGGGAGTTGTGGTTTACGGGCGGCGCCCAATCGCAGAGCGGCGAGACTGTTACGGAAGATTCCGCCATGCGCGTGGCGGCGGTTTATTCTTGCGTGCGGCTTATCTCTCAAACCTTGGCTACTTTGCCATGTATTCTGTACAGCGAGAACGGGGAAAACCGCGATAGGGCGAGGGACAACCCGCTTTATAATCTGCTTCATTACGCGCCAAATCCTTACCAAACGGCGGTTCAGTTCTTTGAAGCCATGCAAATGAATCTTCTTTTGCGCGGCAATGCTTACGCAATCATTACTTGGACAAATGACGCCAGGACCGTGGGCGAGCTAAACATGATTAGCCCCGAGCGCGTCACGCCGGAAATTGTGGAGGGGGTTCTAAAGTACAAGATTGACGGCGGGCGCCGCGTTCTTGGCGCGGTTGAAATGCTTCACATTGCCGGGCCGTCACTTGATGGCATTGTGGGCTTAAGCCCAATTGATTACGCAAAGGAAACCATCGGGAACGCTCAGAGCATGAGCCGACACAGTGGGAGCCTTTGGAAGAACGGCGCGAAGCTTTCAGGTATCTTGAAACATCCCGGGAAGCTTACCCCGCAAGCGATTCAGAACCTTCGAGATAGCTGGACCGCTCAAAGCAGCGGAAGCGGGAACAGCGGGAAGACGGCGATTCTCGAGAACGGGATGGAGTTTCAGCCCGTCACAATGACAACGGAGCAAGCAAAGTTTATCGAAGAACGCGAGCTTTCGCGTTCAGAGATTGCGGGCATCTTCAACGTTCCGCCCCACATGATTGGCGACTTGAAGCGCGCCACGTTTTCAAATATTGAACACCAAAGCCTAGAGTTTGTTACTTACACGCTTCGGCCTTGGTTCGTTCGGTGGGAGTCGGCGATAAAGCTTAGGTTGCTTGCGAACCAACCAAAACTTAAAGCGGAGTTTAACGCCGACGCGCTACTTCGCGGCGATTTTTACACTCGTCAACAGGGACTTGCTATTCAGCGCCAGAACGGCGTTATATCAATTGACGAATGGCGCGCGCTTGAAAATAGGAACCCACTACCAGGCGGGACCGGCACGGACCACATGGTGCCGATGAATATGGCCGTGGTGGGCGAGGAGGCCCCACAAAATAAGCCAGCGGATGGCACTCCTAACGTTGCCGGGGTGGAAGGAGCCCGCGAGCGGGCCAATAGGGCGCTTGTGGCGGCGGAAATTTCGCGCATCATCAAGAAAGAAAGCGAGCTTTTAAGAAATTGTCCCGACGAAACGGCAAAAGTTGGCAAGCTTCAAAAGCTTCAAAAGGAAGTAACCGAACGCATGGCGCCAATCTTTGGAGCCATTGCGGCCCAACTTGGGCTTGAACAAACAGGCGAACAGTTGGCGGAGCGGTTCACGGTGGGACACTTAAAACGACTTTCTGAAAACAAAGAATGGAAACTAGAACAGGAATTTGAAGTTTCGGAAGCATTACGAGAGGCACAAAATGGGAAGCACTAAAGAAACCAGAACCATCGTTTCAGAACTTCGCGCGGCGGAAGGCGAAGAGAGAACGGTTGCGGGATACGCGGCGGTGTTTAACCGCGAAACTTCCATCGGCGACAGGTTCGTGGAGCTTGTAGCCCCGGGCGCCTTTGCTGAATCAATCGCGGGCGGCGATGTCCGGGCGCTTTGGAGCCATAACCCGGACTTGGTAATTGGCCGCACAAAGAACGGAAGTTTGCAGCTTAGAGAAGATGACTATGGCCTAGCCTTTAAGCTTAAACTACCCGACACAAACCAGGGGAACGATGCGTTTAAACTCATTCGCGACGGGTACGTTACCGGCGTTTCGTTCGGGTTTCGGGTGAAAGAGGAGAAGTGGGCGCGCGGCAATGAGACAACCCCACACAAAAGAACGCTTGTAAAAGTGGAGCTTTTCGAGATTAGCCCGACGGCTTTCCCGGCGTATGAAGACACGCACGTAGCGGCCCGGGAAGCTACGGAAGCGCTGAAAGAAGTAACAGCGCAATGGGAGAAAGAGCAAGCGGCGGCCAAGGCGGCGGAGCTTTCTAGGGGGCTAGAAATCAAAGAAAAAGAATTCAGGTTGTCCCGTATTCGGTAAACCCTTATTCTATCCCCGTGGCCTAGCCCACGGACAAAGAAGCGGCGTCCCTAGCGGCGATCAGCGCGCGGAGTCAAATGTAGCAATTTGATTAATTTATTTTAGGGAATACCAAAATGACTATTAAGGAACTTTTGGAGAAGCGCGCTCAGGCCGTGGCCCAATCGCGTGAACTCTTAAACAAACTAAACACCGAGAAGCGAGACTTCACGGGCGAAGAGCGCGGCCAGTATGAGGCGTGGGATAAGGAAATCGACACGCTAACCGACCGCATCGAGAAGGAAGAGAAGCTTGCAAAGCGCGAGCGCGACCTGAAGGAATTCGTTCCAGGCGGGCGCCTTGAGCAACCAACCGGCCCGGCGAAGAGGGAAGAGGCAAAGACCGATGAGAAGCGGGCGGCTTTCCAGTCTTACCTCCGACACGGCGTTGGCGGGATGACAGCGGAAGAGGTTCGAGCACTTCAGCAGGGAAGCAACACGGCGGGCGGATACTTGGTGCCATCCGAACAGATGGTAAACGTTCTCTTGAAGAAGATGGACGACCTCGTTTTCATCCGGCGCCTTGCAACCGTTTACAAGGTTACGAGCGCTCAGAGCTTGGGCATTCCAACCCTTGAGAACGACCCGGCGGATGCGGATTGGACAACTGAACTCGGAACGGGTTCGGAAGATTCCACCATGTCATTCGGTAAGCGGAACTTGAAGCCTTCCCCGTTTGCAAAGCGTGTGAAGATTTCTGAGATGCTCATCCAGAATGCAGTTATGGCCGTGGATTCACTTGTTCTTGAGCGCTTGGCGTATAAATTCGCCATCACTGAAGAGAAGGGCTTCATGACCGGAAACGGTTCGGATAAGCCGCTTGGCCTTTTCACTGCTTCCGCCGACGGAATCAGCACGGGCCGGGATGTTTCGACGGACAACACCACGACAGCGCCGACTTTCGACGGGCTTATTAACTGCAAATATGCAGTTAAGGGCCAGTATTGGCAGCGCGCCGGATGGGTGTTCCATCGGGATGTTGTGAAGGTAATCCGCAAAATCAAGAATGCAGTAAGCGGCGATTACGTTTGGGAGCCATCCGTTCGCGTGGGCGAGCCGGATACTATCCTAAACAGCCCCGTTTACATGTCGGAGTATGCGCCTAACACTCTTACAACCGGCCTTTATGTTGGCATTTTCGGCGATTTCAGTTTCTACAATATCGCCGACGGTATCAACATGACCGTAAAGCGCTTGGTTGAATTGTACGCGGAAACCGCTCAGATTGGCTTTATCGGACGCAAAGAAGCGGACGGCATGCCAGTGCTTGAGGAGGCTTTCGCGCGCGTGAAACTAGCGTAATAACCAGCCCCGCTCGAAAGGGCGGGGCGTATAAATTTAGGGAGAACGGAAAACATGAAAGGCGATCTTCACAACGATATTACAGTGCTTCGCGCCATCAGCGCGACGCGACAGACAAACTCGGATACGGCAATCGTTAGCCAAATCATCGACACGGCGGGCTATGGGCTTGTTGAGTTCGTGATTTCTTACGGTGCTCTTACTGACGCAAACGCAACGATTGCGGCGCTCTTGGAAGAGGGCGAGGTATCGAACTTGAGCGATGCGGCGGCGGTGGCCGATGCGGACCTACTCGGAACCGAGGCAGCGGCGGGGGGGGGGGGGGGGGGGGGGGACAA